CCGCCGCTTCGATCTGATCGTGCGTTGCTTCAATCCCGAGACGGCTACCAACGCCGCCTATGATTGCGTCAAACTTTGCCGGGTGGATCGCAAGCGGAGTGCTGAAGACTTTAGAGAATAGATGCGGTAGATTGTTCACCCATCTATTTATGAGATGCAAGCCACAGAGCGACGATGAACGCACCCATGATGACTAGAAGACGCATCTTGACGGCGTTACTCATCGTCCTGTGCGTCCTCCGCTTCCTGTGCCTCTTGATCCGAGGTTGCGTTAGGATCGGCCTGTGTTGGCGTCAATGGTTGAGTTTCACGGCCAATCAAAACAAGGTTGCTGTTCGTATCGGTAATAATTCCGAGGGTAGCTTCACGCTTTCTCTCGTCTGCAATCTGAGCGTCAACCTGTTCAGGATCGAAGCCACTCTTACGAATGACCATCGAGCGTGAAGTGAAACCGGACCTGACAGCCATCTGATAAGCCTGTACTTCTTTAACAGGGTCAACCCATTCAAAGCCATCAGACACCCAAGAACACGCTTCGTAGTCTTCGGGGTTCTCTACATAGTCGCTTGGAAGTTCGAGAGCACCACTCATGACCGCTTCTTTCATCCAACGTGAGAGCACAGGGTTGCAAAATTGGTCAATGATAATGTGGTTCTGGAATTGTTCCGCCGCCCGTCTAAATTCGAGCAAGGCAACACGAGCGCTTGAATAGTTCACGCCTTTCATGTCACCTGTCAGTTGTTCGTAAGTCAGACCAACACCCGCCGCAAACTTGTGAAGCTCCACGTACATGAAGCTCTGATAGTCTCCGGTGTTCGGTAGTTCGGGTGCTTCCATCGTTTCGCCCGGTTCAAGAGCAAAGATGGTTCCTGGTTCTACACGGCTATCAAGCGCACCACTGTTGTTAGATGGCTGTTGAAACGAGTTCGCCGGAAACGCCGATTCGGTCAGGGAGTTCTTTGTCAGGAAGAAAGCGAACATACTGGCGATGCGCTTTCTTAGTCGCTCACTGTCTGCGTAGCCTTCGATGTCGTACAGCAATGGCAATACTGCCGCCATCATCGGAACGCCACGAAGCATGTTAGGACGCAACGGTTTCATTACGTGAATCATTTCGTCTATGCCGACATTGAAATAGCGATAGCTTCCAGGTGCGTTTACAATCGTGTCGTAAGGGTTGCCGCCGTAAATGCGATAGCCTAGCCGTCTGTCTGTGTTCTGGTTAAAGATGATGCCTTCACGGACGACGCTGTTAGGCCATTGCTCGATTGCACCCGCTGAGACCATGTTGAGGTAAATGGGAACCTGTTCAGTCTCGATTAGCTGTAGCTGGAAATACGGCCCATCATCGACCACATGGTAACGGCAGAAACACTCACCAGTTTCAAAAAGGCTTCGAGCTAATGCGGCCTGAAGACCGTAGAAACTCACCTGTCCTCTGAAGTCTGCCTGTTTCACCCAACGATCAAACGCTTTTTGAATTGCCTTTCTGATGTCCGGGTCGGGGTGTGTGAAGTGTGGGACGATTCCGGTTCCGATGATGTTCGATTCAAATTTTCCGATTGCCGATGCTGCCAAGGCCGAATTGCGGATAGCGTCACGAGAACGTCTTAGCAGTGGTTCCCAATCGGCAAGCTGAATGGTGTTAGGTCCAAGGATGGAACCTTGCCACGGTGCGTAACGTGCGCCCGTCGATGCGGCATCATAGCCACGGTTGCCACGGAACGCACCGAACCTCAATGAGCCGATGCCTTGCTCTAGCAACTGTAGAAGTCCGGGTTTCTTGTTCTTGTCATCCATCGTTATTTCCTCGTCATGGATTCAGCCCAAGAGACCAGCACCCAAAGTGAAATAGAAATCAATCCGCCAACGATCAACATTGCGGTGACACTGAGACGCTCGATACCGTACAAAAGCGAACCGAGACCAACGAACAGAAATGTATGCTTGCTTGTGAGTGCGTTCAAAAATTTCATTAGTTGTTCGGGGTGATTCGGTATTGACGAATCGGAACCGCACCCGCCTGTGTGTCCAAGTAGTCTTCAATGACTGCCTTCGCCTTCAAAAGATCAGTCATTGACCTGTACGTGATCTTGCGGCCTTCAAACTCGACTGACAGCGCACCCGAAGCTATAGCCGCATTGATAGCCGCTAGGTTGTCCGTTGTGTAATCCATGCCGGTATTTAGCGGCTAGAAGAACCGCCCAACGATGCGCCGTGCTTGCTGTGGTTGTGCTTGTTGCGGGTTCGGCTTCTGTGGTTGCTGTGGTGCTGTCGCTTCCTGTGGTGCTGGTCTGGTCTTGATGTTCAAGCGAGCTTCGAGCGCCGCCCAATCTTTTTCTTTCGCTCTCGATATGCCGTAGAGTTCCGCCGCCGCCCTGTTGTATACGGCAAGGTCAAGGGGTTCGTTTCGAGCGTTCGGCTTCTTTGCCCACTCGTGAGAGCCATTTGCTTTGACTAACCGATGCTCCGAACACAGGCCCTTGAAGTACTCGTGATTGTATTTGGGGAAATGACGGCAGTTCGGAACAGGTTCACCGTTTGCCGAAGGCTTGATGTTTCGCAAAATTTCGTATAGTTCTGACTTCGCACAGTGCGTACCGATGGTGACAATTTGAATGTTGCCTTCACGCTTTCTTGCTGCGTTTACTGACGACGTGCTTTGAACGATCTTGCTTTCATCGGTTCCACCACGGACAGGCACGACGGTACGAGGACTGCCGACAAACAGACCGCTTGCCGGGTTGTAGAATAGCCGGGTGTGTTTGAGCGAGAAATCGTAGACGGCCTGTGCATTGAATCCGCAATCGACGGCCATTAGCATGATTGGCAGTGTTGCGCCGGTCTCGTGGTGCCAATCTCGATTAAGAATGCGGTGCTCTAATGCGTCCCATACTCTTGGATCGGTTGTAGGAAGTGGCGTCTTACCGTCAGCAGCCAGCACCGAGACAACCTCATACGCAACGCTCCATGACTCTTTATCCCGGCCCCATCCGATTACCTCGCACTCCAAACGGTCTTGCTGTACGTCTACCGCCGCCGTCAGGAACAGGACGCCTTTAGGAAGCACTGCGTCATCGTTGTACGGGTAGGTTTCTCGTCTCGCATAGAGCTTGTCTTCGTCCGGTGCGATTCCTTCCACCCGCCACAGTTCCGCAAGCGTGGTGTTGACGAAGGTTTTTCGTTTCGACCAATCGTCTTTTGCGCCTAGAAATTTCTCTACGATTGCGCTGAGGCTGTGCCACGGTGAGTAAAGGTGATTGATCCAAAACCCGGCAACACCGTTAAAGGGTTGCTGTGCGATCCATTCCACGTCATTACACGCCTTCCAGCGCTTCGCATCATCCCACCTGGACGTACAGTGCTCACACTCGTACCGTGCGGTCTCAGAGCGTTTCTTGACAGGAAGGGTGTTATCCCATTTCACTTGTCCGAACTTCAAGACCTGACGTGCGCCGCAATCGGGACACGCTACCCAAGGTTGACGCTGATCGGAGTTCGCATATTCCGCCGCAATCCTCGATTCATGTTCGTTCGTGGGTGAACATGCGAGTATGACCTTTGCACGACTGCCGTAGGTGCTGAGTCGTGCTTCACCGAGTGCAACTACATCGCCCTGGCCGTCAACGTCTTTCTCGATTTCGTCAATTTCATCGACCAACAGGAGAGCGATGGAACGCCGCTTGAAGTTTCCCGCCGCACCTGCGCCCACAAGGGACAGAGAGCCACCCGGAAACATGCGGTCGGTGAGCGTGGCATCTTTACCCGGCCCCGATATCGAGACGAGCTTTCCTAGCGACTCGATGTCTCGTACCATTGGGTCAAGACGTTCTTTCGCAAAACTTCGAGCGTCTTTGTCCGTGGGTTCAACTAGGAGGATTGGTACAGGCTGTTTCGTGATCGTGTACGCAATGGCATTTTGCATAAGCAGGGTCTTGACCATCTGCGTACTGACCATGCACACGAGTTTCTTTACTTTCGGATCGGTGAAGGCGTCAAAAATGTCTTTCTGAAATTGGTGAAGCCGGATCAGGCCGCTTTTTGCGGAGTACTCAGAGCTTAGGACGTAATTTGATTCGGCCCACTCTGAAAGGGTTTGCTTTGCGGGTGGTAACCAAAGTTGTAGTAAATCATCGAATTTCATTCATGATGATTTAGCCGCCGATGGTTATACAGAGAACGACTTGCCGCACCCACACCCACGGACGGCAAGCGGATTGTTGAACACGAAACCACCACCCATAAGAGTCTGTTGAAAGTCAATCGTGGTGCCATCGAGGTATAGCAATGAGGCTTGATCGATGTAGAGCTTCACGCCACCGAACTGGAAACTTTTGTCTAGTGGTGTCGAGTGGGTGACGAAATCGATATCGTATTCGTACCCGGAGCAGCCGCCGCCCTTCACTGAGAGACGCACGCCGATTGCTTCCGCCTTCGCATTCAGGTAGCCGGTGAGTATCTCGACTGCGTAGGGTGTAACGTCGATCATTTTAGCTCTGACAATTTTTGAAGCGCCTGCCGTACTTCGCCGTCGATCAAGTTTTCAATCTCGATAGGATCGGTCTCAGTGGCGAGTCTGTCTTTCAATTCAGGTGCAATGCGTAACAGGATGTCCCGAGCTTTCAAGATCATTGTTCCGATGAAAGTATTTGCTTCGTTGCGGTCAACCAGTTCGCCCCGCTTCTGTGAAAGTTCGAGTTCTCGCAAGTCAGCTAACGCTACTTCCTTGCGCCGCTGTGCCTCTAAGAACACTTCGCCGGGTGCTTTTTTCTTGGTGCGAGTCTTGCCTTTCGTGATGATGTCTTCAGGGGTTGCGCCTTTCGCTAGAAGTTCATCGACTCCGGGTCTTGAGTAGCCGGATTCTTTCGATAGTTGGCGTTTGGTCATTCAGGTATATCTAGTAAGCCGTTTTTGAGGGTCGAAAAAGAGTGTTTTTCCGCCGCTGGCCCACC